AGAGAACTTTTCCTTGTAGCTCTGGACGGCAAAAAAATTCCTCGCCGTGAATCTTAAAAGATATTTCTTCTTTTTGGCCGGTGTCTTCGGACCCAAAATCTTTGAACTTGGTCATTATTTCTTCCTCCGTATTGTGTTGGTGTCTTTATTAAAGCACGTGCTTTAATTCTAGGTTATCTTATCAAATAAAGGTTGTCCGCGAGGAACTTATTAGGCTTAGTTCCAGGGTGTCGCACAGAGCGTGCATACACTACGCGACCTCTAGAACTAAACCGAAGAACCTCTGCCCTGTTAGGAGTAATTATATGTGGACGTGTACCTTCGTGATGGGCGAGAGCATATCTAAGCGGAGACCCAATAGTCATACTCTGCCCGTACACTGCTCGTGACTGCGTCATACTTATAGAATTCTTTAATCTACCGGTGTCAACTCCTACTTGAGCTTTTGCAGCGCTAACGATAGCACGACCTCGAACATACATATGACGTCCTACAGGCCCGAAGGGACTGTTAAGAGTAAAGTCCAGTGTAGTCTTACGAAATACTACCCGTGTAGGCCCAAAGCTTACACCTATGCCTGAAGATACACTGGGCGCACTTACTCTGCCAGCTTTTTGAACACTACGACCTATCCGTTGCCCCAAATAGATTAGCGGACTGTCACGTATAATTCCAAAAAGTGGCATTATGGCACGACCATAGTTAGTTGCATAGCTGTTGTTTGAAAACCACCGTCAAACCCGGAGCTATCAGCTGTAGCAATGACGCCCATTCCAAACTCGTCTGGCTCCCATTGGTCAAGTCTATTAAGTAAACGCATGAACATCCATGCATCTACTACAGCTGCTTCAGAACCTTCTTGAATCTTGTCTGCAGAAGGAGCTTTACCGTTCTGTCCGACGACAGGAATTTCGCGCGATATAGAAATTGTGAGAACAGCACTTCTTGGCATTGTGCAACGTTGTGGAGTGCCTGCCTGGTCTCCAGGTGTTCCTAAGTACATTTGCATGAAAGAAACAACCAGTTGCTCGCAGTCAATTGCAGGCTCGCCTACAGTCCAAAGCCTGCGAGAAGGTAGTGGGACGTTGTTTTCTTCAAATACTTTAATTGTCTTCTCGAGTACTTTATCAAGAAAAACCTTAAGGCTTAACGCGTCTTCTGATACTGTAGAGACATCTGTTATTGGCATATCGCGTCTCCTAGTTGTCTAGTGTATATGTAGGTGTCGGTATGGCGCCAAGTCTAAGTGATAGGTTACCGGACGCAATATACACAGTTTCAGTTCCCCGTACTGCATAAAGATCCCACGTACCTGGGTCAACAAAGCCTGCGTAGGCATACGCGTCTGCGTAGGTAACCGATAATGTTAGCGTGTCACGAGACTCGTTTGTAACAAGCGCCGTTCCTGTGTCTGCGCCGTACGCAACGTTGCTTGCAACCTTGACGTACATAAAGGTAGTAGTCGTAGGAACATCCGCAATGTAGTACGAGCCGTTAAAGGTTGCGTTGATGCCTGAGATTGTCACGTAGTCGCCCTCTGAGAACCCGTGGGCAGTCGACGTGGTAATAATCGCCATGTTATCGGCAAGTTGCTTGTAAGAGACGGACTTAGATATATCATTAGTGATGGTATTGATAGACACGGCGCCTGAGCCAAGGTCACTTGTCTTAGTTCCGCTGTAGTTGCTGATCTTAAGGTTAGGTATCCATGTATCATCTGTAACTAAGAACGCGGCGTTGATGTAGTCGATGTTTACGTCGAGAGTTCCGCCGTCATTTCCCGTGATGACCATGTCAAGAACGCTTGGTGCAAGAGAAAGAGGCTTAGGGACGTGACGACGAGCGCGAGGAACGTCTGGAGAGAATACGCGTGCCTTTGCACGTGCCTTATCTGGGTTTGAAGACTTAAGGAAGAGATCTACAACGTATAGACCTGTGCGAAGCTCATCAATGAAGTCCTGGTTGTCAAGAACAGTGTAGGAAACGCCTTGACGAGAAATAGAAGTAACACGCTGAGGTAGCGCGCAGTCATCGTTGCCAGACCAAAGCTTAATAAACTCTGTAGCAAGGGTACGCGCGGCTGCCTTGCCAGAGGCAGGAGGTGGAGATCCGTATGTGTATGTAACTTCAATGTTGCAAGGTGCCCAGGCTGTGCCTGAACGTGCTTGAAGTGTAGAATGATCTACTAAATAGTAATTAGAAGGGTCAACTATCGTTCCGGTGCGGTCACGGACGGCGTCGATCTTAACTACAGGCCGTCCGCGTAGGCGTAAACGGGTAGATGGCGACATACCGTCTGTTGTAAGCTCGGCGTAGTCGTCAAATTCATCAAAAGGAAGGTTATACATGTCGCCAGCGACAAGCTCCGGCGTGTAGTTACGAGCAGAGGCGCCTAGACGATACGCACGAGATGCGCACACATATTTTTCTGTAACTGTATTGATTCCACCATACTTGCGACCAGACATAGACCATAGAAGTTGAGACGCTACCTTAACGGCCTCGTACGCGTATTCATGATCCGCGTAGATGTCAAGTTCTTCTACTGAAACCCAAAGGTTTGACACTTATCTATCCTGTCTAATCGTCGTTAATGTAGATCTTAATAAAGGAGCGGCATGCCTGTGTTGGTGGTAACACATCGGCATGCCGCTCACATTCTATTATTAAGAGGTTGGATCCTCTGTAGACGCAAGGATAAAGTCTACAGCGTTATCAGCGTTATAGTCTTCGTTTCCAGGAACGTTATAAGCTGTTGTTGAACCCTGTGAAGTGAAGTCTGTCACCGCACGTGAGTTCGTAGCTACCACAGCCGTTCCAGTATCTGCAGCAGAAGTGATTGTTCCGCTTGTTGTTGTCGTATATGTGAAGGTTGTTGTTGTTGGTACAGTTGCGATTGTGTATGTACCGTGCAAGGCAGAGTTTCCGTTTGTACCAGCGATTGTTACTGTATCGCCAACCTCAAAGGTGTGAGCAGTTGAGGTAGTGATTGTAGCAGTTGTTCCTGTACGGTAAGTGTTTGAGATAGTCTTTGTGATCTCTGGGTGCCATCTGTAGAAGCCCTTGCGGCCTGTTGGAGCCCAAGCATTACGAGCATATGAGTATGGACGCTCAGTTGCAACTGGGTATTCCCAGCGCTCATCGAGACCTGATCCGAATTCCGTGTTGCCAAGTCCGTAACCTTCGAATGTGTTTGCAAGCAAACCATTCTCAATTACGCGGTCGCCTGAGAGGCGAAGCTTTGCGTATGGGAATACCCAGTGGAAGTAAGGAAGTGATGCTGCCTTCTTTCCGTCAATGATTGCGTGTGACCAGCACTCGATAGCAACACCGTTACCTGCAGGATCATCACCTGTTGCAGGAGAAGACCAACCGATAGATTTACGATCTGGTGAAGCGTATGTGCCAAGGTTCTTACGAAGTAATAGACCGCCTGAGATAAGCTGTGTCAATTCTGGATCTGGCTCGCAGATTGCAAGTTCCATTGTGATACGCTTTAGTGTATCTGGAGACTTGTATGTAACGCAGACAGCGCCGTTAGCGCCTTTTTCTGTAATTTCATCGCCCTCTTCGTATTCAGGTGTGAATGAAAGGCGCATGAACGCAGATGTTGTGTAGCTATCGCCAGGCTCATTTAGGAGTGTACCAGACGCGTCAAGTCGAGTTACTCGAATTGAGACGCCCTGAATACTGGCGGCGTATTCTTGAGTTGCCATTGTTTATTTTTCTCCTTATTTCGAAGCGGCTACTAGAGTTATTCTATACCGTTAGATCGAGCTTGATTGCGAGATGAACCGATGGATCAAAGTAGGCAATCGCCGAGCGAGTTGCCTTGATCTTCATATCGTTCCTATTCCCTGACACGTCATAGCCCTGTGCTAGACTGTCATTTACCACTTCTGACTTGCCTAGGTGCGCAAACACCTTGCCAGTAGCGTAAATCCATTTAGTGTCGTCGTCGCCTTGCATCTGAACGTATCCAGGGTAGGCGGTTGCTGCTTGATTAGTAGCTGTAATATCAGCGGTAAATGTCGTTGTGTTCGTTACTGCTTTTACAGTCCATGATCCGTCAAAGCTCGTGCTGTTTGACGAGCTTGTAATGGAGAATATTTCTCCAGCCTTCATGTGATGAGTGCCTGTAGTGACGATAGTGGCAACGTTTGACGTTACCGCAATAGTGCTAATTGCTCGGTGCGGGCCGTCTCCGCTATAGCCAGACCCTATCACTATAGGTGTCCCCGCGAAGGTTTGAATATGCGCTTTTCCTTCATCACGCAAAAACGCCTGGTTGTTACTTGCAAGAAGAGTGAAAGCATCACGTGATAAGTGAATAACCCCAGTCTCGCCTGCTGGAGATACCTCTCCAATGTAGTGCTCTAGAAGTGCAAGTCCACGCTTAGGCGAGTACGCATCTCCATGCGCTGCTTCAG